GCCGCGTCATCAAGCCCACCCACATCGTCCTCCACCACACCTCAGGCGCTTACGCTGGCAGCGTCTCGTGGTGCATGGACCCCGTGAGCAAAGTCTCGTATCACTGCATCGTGGCCCGCAACGGCAAGCGCACCGTGCTCGCCCTGCCCAGCCAACGCACCTGGCACGCCGGAGTCTCAAGCTGGCAAGGCCGCAAAGACGCCAACTCCTTTGCCATCGGCCTCGCATGGGAAGGTGACACCTACCAAATACCCCTGGGCGAAGACGCCATCCTGAGTGCGGTCGAATACCTTTTGCCCATCCTCGACGAATACCACATCCCCCTTTCCAACATCATCCGCCACGCCGACATCGCGCCGGGCCGCAAAGACGATTGCAGTCCTGCCGCTCACGCCGCCCTTCTCGCCGCTTTGAACCGCGCCGCATGAGCCGCAAATCCAAAACCCACCTGCCGAAAGACCGCGAGGCCATACTCCTGCAAGTCCGGCAAACCCTCGCCGAGCATTTCGAGGTCGGCGTGGGCGTGGTCAGTTGGGAAGACCAAGGCACGACCTACGACATGGACTTCAAATTCGGCAACAGCCACGCCGCCCGTAACCTCGCCCGCGAAGCCGAGGAAATCCTTTGGCCGCTCGAGGACGAGGAAGAAGAGGAAGACGACGAGGAGGAAGTGGAATGAAGGCCACACTTGAGTTCTCGCTGCCCGAGGAGCGCACAGAGCACATCGCGGCGGTGAAAGGCATGGATGCCATTTTAATACTGGATGACCTTCTTAACGAAATCCGCTCCTACCTTAAACACGGCGCCGGTGAATTCCGCGAATGGCGAGACGAGGAAACCGGCAATCTGGTCACGGGCTGCGACCACACGCTCGAAAAAGTCCGCTCTTACATCTGGCAACTCCGCACGGACAACGAAATCCCCGACCTCCCATGACACCGATTAAAAAATGGAAAAAGTGGATGGCTGTGGGATGCAGCCACGGCGCGGAGATCGACCCCGAAGCCCGCGCCGCAGTGCTGAAATTCAAGCAAGCCTGGAAGCCCCAGACCACGATTCACCTCGGCGATTTTATTGACCTCTCCGCATTCCGCGCCGGAGCCATCCGCGACAGCAACGACGCCGACCACGCCTCCGATGTCGCTGGCGACCTCATGGCCGGCATCGAATTCCTGCACGAGCTCGAGCCCAACCAAATCCTTTGCGGAAACCACGAAGCCCGACTCTGGAAATTTTCCAAAAGCCCCAACGCCCTCCTCGCCTACGCGGCAAATTTAACGATCCAAAAAATCGAGGAAACCGCCAAAAAACTCCGCGCTCCGCTCACCCCCTACGGCATCCGCAATTTCGTCGAACTCGGCGGAACCAAATTCGTCCACGGCTCGATGTTCAATGTCAGCGCCATCCGTGACCACGCCGAAACCTACGGCAATGTCGTTATGGCGCACCTGCACCGCGTCGGCTGGGAGCGAGCCCGCAACATCGACGGCGCCTCTGGCTATTGCGTTGGGATGCTCGCCAACTTCGACATGCCGTATGCTGCCGAACGCCGCGCCACTCTAGCGTGGTCGCAGGGATTCGCCTGGGGCCACTACTGCGACAACGCTCTCACCGTAAATTTATGCGAAAGAAAAAAGGGAAACCCCTGGCTGCTCCCGATCTGAGCGCCGCCTGGGCGCAATTCTACGAGTCAACCAAAGAGGACAACTTGGCCGCCTTCGAAGCCGAAGGATGGAAAACCGTGGCCAGCATTGCCGAAGAGTCCGGCCAATCGCTCGCAACGGTGTTTTCTCAAATGAAAACGCTGACCACCCAAAAATCTTTTGAGAAAAAAATCATTCGCGTCATGTGCAACAACGGCGTGCGCGGCGTGGCGATTTTCCGGCCAGTGAAAAACAAGAAACAGGGCAACAGCGGGCAACAGCGTTGTAAGTAGTTGTTAATCAAAAGCAGTAAAGCGACTCAAAATCGCGTTTCTCACGAAGTGTCGGTTCGATCCCGACCGCCGGTAATCTCTTCACCGAAAGCCCGCAGAAGCTCATAAATAAAGCCTCTGCGGGCTTTTTCGTTTCTGATTTATTTCGACTCGTTTTGACCGCTTGTGACATTAAAAGGTTGATTTCGCGGGCAACACGGGCAACAGATGAAATTGCAATGGCAACACGACTTTTGTCCGAGGGAACGCGATTCTTTGTTTCCTTCTACCCGGCGCGGCCCTCTACGCCGTGGAAAATGGAAATTCCTGCGGCGGTGGCTGGGACTAGAATTCGCCGTTTTTTTTCTGACGAGGCGCAGGCAACCATCGAGGGCGGCAGGTTGGTGAAGCAGCTCAAAGAGCAGGGAACGGATTCGCTGAAAGAGCCGACGGGCGTTTCGGTGGCTCGGGCGGTGGCGATGTTCAACGGGCAGTTTTCGGACTACTCGAAATCGCATCGTGAAAAAGTTCAGAAAGTCACGCGGTGGATCGCGGAGGGATTCAGCGGGCCGCTCAAGGGCGTGATGCCGGTGCGGTGCTTGGAGTGGTTCAAGACGATCAAGGGGTGCTCGACTTCGCGGGCTACGATCTATCGCTACGCGCGGATGTTTTTCAACTGGTGCGTGAAGATCGACCTACTGGACAAGTCGCCGTGGCGGGCGGTGGTTTGCCCTGACTCGACGCCGAAAAGAAACATCCTCACTCCCGAGGAAATGGTGACGCTTTTATCAGACGAGGCGATGAGCGACACGCTGCGGGCTTCGATTTTGCTCGGTGGATTTGCGGGCCTTCGGACGGTAGAGATTTTGCGGCTTCGGTGGGAGGATGTGGAGAAGGGCCAGATTTACATCGGGCCGGAAGTGGCGAAGCAGAAAAAGAAAGGCAACCGCGAGCGTCTTGTGGACATGACCGAGCCGTTGAAAAAACGCATGAAACTTTTCAACGGAAAGCGCGGGCCTTTGGTGGCCGGCACGGAGGCGGAATTTTATAAGGAGCGGCGCGCGCTCGTGAAGCGGCTCCGGCGGGAGGGCGCGGTGGCTTGGAAGACATTTCCAGAAAACTCGCTCCGGCATTCTTTCGCCACCTACCACCTCGGCAAGTCGAACGACCCCGGCCGAACGGCTTACCAGATGGGCACAAGCATTCAGCTAGTCATTTCGACATACGCCGTGCCTGCGCGCAGGGCGGATTGGCGGAGTTGGTGGCGCATCTAAACCGGCGCACAAAACGGCTTATTATTGACGCCTAGTTTTTCCATGGGAAAAGGTATGAGAGGAAGGTCGGGCATTCGATGCAGGGGCGTTTGCTTTCTTTTCGGAATCTCTCATCTCTCTGACGGCTTCCGAAATAATCTTGGAGATCGGCACGGTTACCATTGGGTTTTTTGCCTGCTCCTCGTTTTTCTTTTCGACGCAAAAAGCGTGCAGATCGAGAGGCAGTGAGATGTTCAATTTCTTGTGCGTTTTCTCTTTCATGATTCCTACTAGTAGCACCGAAAGCACCAGTGCGCAAATTTTCATGAAAATTTATTTTCGCCCGCAAACCTAGTGTTCATGCGGATGTCAATAGAAATCTTCGTATAAGCAGAACACCCCATTGACATTTTTTTATTGCTACACCGGTAGCACCGGAGCTATCGGTAGCACCATGCAAAGTGCCTATGTGAAAACAAGCCTGAGCCTGCCGACAGACCTCTTCGAGTATCTGAAGGAAAAGGCGGAGAAAAATGGAGGGACTCCGATCAGCCGGTTGATTGCTCAAGCGATCAAAAAGCAAAAAGAGAACGAGGGACGGAGGGCACGGAAATGATCTTCTCGCAGGAGTTCATGTCTATCGAAGAAGCCTGCCAAGAGTGCGGGCTGACCAAGCGCGGTCTCTATCCGCACATTCGCCAAGGGGAGTTTTTGGCGACGCTGCCATTCGGGCGCACCGGCGGTTGGCACATCTCCCGACACAGCTTTCGCGAGTGGCTCATGGGCCGGATCGGCCGTGGCGCCAATCGCCGCAACACAGCAACAGCAACCAGGAGGAAACAACCATGAACCTGTATCTCTGCACCGCCAACGGGGTTTTCGGACCCTTCGGCGATTATGTCCACGCCAGCACGCCGGACGAGGCTCGGCTGAAATTCTGGCGCTCATTCAAGGTGACGCCTTTCGCGGTGGTCTTTGAACGGAGGGCCAAATAATGGACGCCGATACGACGCTCCGCTGTCTCGGCTACGCACTCGACTTTATTCAGATCATCGCTGTGCCGGTCTTGCTACTGGCGATCACCGGGAGGCTCGCACGATGAGCGCATGGGAAGGTTTCATTCTGGCGATCGTGACGCTCGGGTCGGTGTGCGCCGCTTACTGGAGTGGCCAGCAGACGATTTTGAACCGCTTCCGCGACATGGAGAACCGCCGCAAGGAACGGGAGCGCCGGTGGAGGGAATTCGATGACCGGGACTGAGCGCCATGGACCTCATCGAAAACGCCTCCGTGGACTCGAGCTTTTGCCACCTCTGCACGGCCGAGGGCAAGACCGTGGTGGCGAACCTCGTGGACAAAGACCTCGGGCCGCTCTGCGTGGACTGCTTCGCGGCGGCGCTCCGAGCCGAGACCGAGCTTCGGTGGAGCTGCCTGACTTACTCGCCGTCCGACGAATGAGATACGCCATTCACGAATAACGAATGAATTTCCGCTTCGCCTGAGAGGGCAGGAGCCAAGGGGGGCGCGCATCCCACACAACGCGCAAAACTAACAACGAAAGAGTGACATGAAAATTATATCTGGAAAACAACAGCGACCACAGCGGGTGGTCATTTACGGGGTCGAAAGCGTCGGCAAGACGACTTTCGCCAGCAAGTTCCCAAATCCTCTCTTTCTCGACATCGAGGGCGGTAGCAATCACCTCGCCGTGGATCGCGTGGCGGTTTCGAGTTGGAAAGAACTCGGCGAGTGCATCCAAGAAGCCAGCCGGACGGATTACGAGACGGTGGTCATCGACAGCGCCGATTGGGCGGAGCGGTTGGCGGTTGAAGACCTCCTCGCCACGAGCAAGAAGCAATCCGTCGAGGATTTCGGATTCGGCAAGGGGTGGGTCATGGCGGCGGAAAAGGTCAGCCGGTTTTTGACCGCTTTGGATTCTTTGATCGACGCAGGCAAGCATGTCGTGGTCTTGGCACACTCCAAGGTCCAGCGCACGGAGCCGCCGGACATTCTCGCCGCATACGACCGCTACGAACTCAAGTTGTCGAAGCAGTCCTCGCCGCTGGTCAAAGAGTGGGCTGACGAACTTTGGTTTTTCAGGTTCAAAACCAAGGCCGTATCGCAGGAGGGTGGCAAAGCCAAGGGGGTAGGGGGCAAGGAGCGGGTGATCTACACAACCCACTCGGCAGCCTACGACGCCAAGACTCGCTCGGGCCTGGCCGAAGAGTTGCCGATGGAATGGGAATCGGTGGCGCATGTTTTCGGGAAACCTACACCCAAAACCTCGGAGCCTGCCGTTGAGATCATTGGCCGGGAGTCGGTGGCCGTCCTCGAGGACAACGAGGAAGTCGTCAACCTCTTCTTGGTCAGCAACGGATCCATCGCCGAGGGCCAGACATGGCGCGATGCCAGCGAGAAACTGCGTCAGCAGATCGTGGCCCGGCCTGCCGCTCTTGTCGCTAAAGCCAAAGCTCAAATGGAGGTGGCGGCGTGAGCGGATTAACCACAGAGAACACAGAGCGCACGGAGGAAGCAGCCAAAAAACAACGCAAACCCTTACTGATATCTAAAGATTTAGACCGTTTGCTTAAGATTTATGAATCAACGCTAATTTGCGCAAATCATTCTGAAACTTTTGTAAATGATCTTCAAACGCTAATTTCTGATGTAATAAGAAATAGCGATTGGACCATTGATAGATGGCCAGTAGACCCAGACTCCCCGGAGTTTAAGTGGCTTGAAAAACTGGAGAAAGGTGGTGCAGCGTGAGCGCCAAGGAAATCTCCCCTTCCTCCCTGCCGAAGCTCGCCGAGTGCGCCCTGTTTACGGGCGCACCCGGCACCAGCCCGGCGGCGGAGCGTGGGACGCTTCTAGACAAGGCGATCCGCGAGCTTTTGGTTGATGATCCCACGACCTACGACGGCCTCGCCGCCGAAGATCAGGCGGTGGCTCAGTGGGGCGTGGACGAACTCCGAACCCTGTCGGGTGGCTACCATGTCGAGACCCGCGAAGAATATCTCGGCATGGAGGTGCCGGGCCTTTCCAAACCAGGAACAGCCGACGCGGTTTGCGTTCGCGCTCAGTGGGTGGCGGACATCAAGACCGGCCAAGTTCGGAACTACCGCCAGCAGCTCGCGGCCTACGCCCTCGCCTGCATGGTCGAGCATTTCGCCAACTCGTGGACGGCGCATGTGATCTATGTCGATCAGCGACTCCGCCGCACCTACGATTTCACCCGCGACCAGGCGGAGGCCATCGTCAGCAACACGATCGCCGAGGCCTCCAGCCGGTTGGCGGAGCCGACGCCGAATGAATTTTGTGGCTGGTGCGCTCATGCCAACTCGTGCCGGGCCTTGGTGCGTCAATCCTCCGAGGCGCTGGCGTTGGTCAAGTCCGACCTGTGCCTCTCCGACATCCGCGACCAAATCCTCGCCAATCCGGTGGAGCTTTCGGCCTTCGCCGCGAACTGGAAGCTGGCCGAGAAGCAGATCGCCGAGCCGGTTCTCGATGCGCTCAAGGAACGCCTCGCCGCTGGTGAGGACATCCCCGGCTGGAAGGTCACGACCGGCGCGGGGCGTCAGTTCGTGGAGGCCGATGCCATCGCTCGGGCCTCCGCCAATGTTTCCAAAGAGACGCTCATCCTCGCCCTCGGCGGCAAAATGAGCGCCGACAAATTTCGCCAATTCTGCGCCGACGCCGGTGTCGAAGTGGATGAATCCGCGGTGAAGGCAGGGGCACCGATAAACACCCTGCGACAAATCAAATCCAAAAAATAATATGCCTACCTACAAACAATCCGAACCGAAACCCGTCTATTTCGTGGAGCCGGGAACCTACAAAGTCGAAATCGTCAACGCCATGGAGAAGCTCTCCAAGGCCGGAAACCCGATGATCAAACTCATCTGCCGCGTCGAGATCGGCGAGGGCGCCAAGGGGCCGGAAGTCCATGAGCACCTGACCTTCACCGAAAAAGCGGGGTGGAAGATTGACCAAGTGCGCGAAGCCTGCGGGTTCGCCGTAGTGCCAGGGGAGGACATCGATGTGCAGCCCGAGCATTTCATCGGCAAGACGGCCACGGTCGTTCTTGGCGAGGAAGAGGGTGCCGACTCCGGCCATCGATTCAACACCCTCGAGCGCTGGATGTCACCCAAATCCTCGGCCCCCGCGCCGAAGGCCAAACCCGCCAAAGAGACCGACGATATTCCGTTCTGATTCACCCACCGGGGCGCGGCGTTGATACGCGCAGGATTTAACCCATGACCCACGACCTCAGCCTCCGCCTCTCCATTTGTCTGAACGACTGCCCGATCGGGCCGCGCATTCAACGGGCGGAGCCGCTGCCGCCTTATCGGCACACCTACGCGCTGGCAGAACAGGCAGAGGCGGAGGCGGACATGGAGAAGGTGCGGAAATACATCGAGCGGAACCAAGACAAAATGAAAGGAAAAAAATAATGAATTACGACGATTTTTTAGAGGCAAAACTACGCCGACCTAAATCGGCAGGATTTGAGCCTAAAGACATCA